TATTATTATGTCTAATAATGCTACATCATCAAATACAAGTGCAAGTATTACATTCAATCAAATACCAATTCCCGTAGCAGGAACATAATATGGCACAGTCATCGTTTAACCAAGACAAGTTCACACCTACAGCCTCACAGTCGCTTCTTTATAGCGATCTGTTCGACAACTTTGTGGTGCATCCAGAATTGCATGATCTTGTCATAAAAAAGAACGAAGACGCGGTAAGTCAGTCGATTCTAAATCTTATTTTAACAAACAAATATGACCGCCCGTTTCAACCAGATATAGGAGGAAACTTGCGCAACTATTTGTTCGAACCTATTAGTTCTATCACTCAAAGTGGTATTCAGATTGAAATAGAAAACATTATCGCAAACCATGAACCAAGAGCAAAATTAATCTCTGTTATTGCTACTCCATATGAAGAGCAAAATGCATATGCGATCACTATCACATTCTATATTGTAAACATAAATAAACCTGTTACGCTTTCTACAATCCTTTATCGCATTAGGTAAACCATGGCAAATACCAGCATTACATTGACTTCATTAGACTTCGCTGATTATAAAAACAGCCTGAAGACTTATTTGCAGTCACAGCAGCAGTTTCAGGACTATAACTTTGATGGTTCGAACCTCAGTGTAATTCTAGACCTATTGTCATACAACACATATCTAAATGCGTTCTATATGAATATGGTCGCATCAGAAATGTTTTTGGATACTGCACAACAACGCGACTCGGTTGTTCTTCGTGCAAAAGAACTCAATTATGTACCTCGTTCGTTTAGATCATCATATGCTCTAATTGATATTGTTGTTGCGAATGTTCCAAACAATCCAGTCATTCTGACTATTCCAGCGGGCACATCGTTTACTGGTAAAGCAGGATCAAACAACTACACATTTTCTACAAACCAGAATATTGTTGTTCAGGCAAATACAGATGGAAACTTTTACTTTTCCAATGTGGAAATATATGAAGGAACTTCTGTAACCGACACTTTTATAATGCAACCACAGACAAACACCAATGTCCAATACTTCACATTGTCAAATCCAACGATTGATACAACATCATTGACTGTAATCTCTGTTGAGAATAATGGCGCGAATGTTATTCCGTATATTCAATCAACTTCTCTACTTGATCTAAACTCAAACTCTGCTGTTTACTTCTTACAAGGAGCAGATAACAGTCAATATCAAATCATCTTTGGTGACAATGTTGTTGGTAGAAGACCGATAGATGGTGCTGCTATTGTTGCAACTTATCTAACAACAAACGGTCAGTTACCAAATGGTATCTCATTGTTTACTCCAAATGGCACAATTGGTGGTTCATCAAACATCACAGTATCTACATTATCACCAGCACAAGGCGGTGACATTGGCGAAGACATTGAATCAATCAGGTTTAATGCTCCTCGCTATTATGCGACACAAGAACGTGCGGTCACAACATCAGACTATGAAACACTTCTTCAAGTAACATATCCAGAAATCGAATCAGTATCGGTGTATGGGGGAGAAACAGTAACACCTCCACAATACGGCAAAGTGTTCATCTCATTGAAGCTATATAACTTTGATAATATTCCACAAGATAAAGTCACAGAATATTCACAGTTCCTTGCAACTCGTGCGCCATTGACTATTATTTCTGTGTTCGTTGAACCAGACTACACGTATGCTTCTGTTGCTACCACTGTCAAGTACAATATCAATCAGACAACACTACAGCCAGCAGATATCTCTACATTCGTTACATCTGCTATTCAGACTTACAATCTACAGTACCTTGACAACTTTGCATCAACTCTACTATATTCGCGTCTGGTAGAAGCAATCGATTCTGCACATCCAAGCATCATTTCAAATCAGACAGAATATTCTGTTATGAAGAAACTATTGCCAACATCTGCAACACAGAACTATACATTAACGTATAACATGCCATTCAACACTGAAGGGCAATCAGGAACTACTGTAACCAGCACTCAGTATATTGTTGATGGTGTTTATTATACCATTGAAGACACAGGCGCTTCATTTAATACCATTACACAAACATACACAGGCAATCTGATCGTATCTGGTCAGCCATCGAATGTTGTTGGTACTGTTGACTTCACTAACGGTGTCATTACACTAACCAACTTCTTTGTTGACTCATATGTAGGTGATGCTATTCGTTTCTATTGTCAGTTGCCAGAAAATGTCAAAGATGTTTCAACATCACAGAATGTTATCTTTGAGATTCCAAATGACGAAATCATTGTCAACGTCCAAATCGTAAGGCAGTAAGTTGAGCCAAGTCGAACAAACTATATCGAATCTGATTCCATCACAGTTCCCTTCATTCTATAATGAACAGGGACCTAATCTGATTGCATTTATAACCGCATATTATGAATGGATGGAACAGTCATATGATGTGATACAACTAACTGTTATTGATTCGACTAGTGAGTTTGCTAATAACGAAGTTGTATACCAATCAGACTCAACAGGTAATATCATATCATCTGGCACAGTTGTGAGTATATCAGGTTCCACTATCACTGTCAAGAACATTTCTGGTACTTTTTTATCTAATACACAAATATATGGTGCAGCGTCAGGTGCTGTTGGTTCTGTAGCTGTCGCTGGTGCGCCTGTGCTGCTTGGTAATCCTATCTATATGGCTAGACAGCTAATGTCTTATGCTGACGTGGATACCACTCTGGATGACTTCCTGGTGTATTTTACCGACACATATCTAAGTGGCATCCAGTACACATCACTAGCAGACAAAAGACTTACCGTAAAGAAAGTCCTTGATCTATACAGAGCAAAGGGTAACATTCGCGGGCTAAAGCTTTTGTTCAATCTGGTGTTTGGTGAAGATATCACTGTTTATCTACCAGGAGAAGATATTTTCACAACATCTTCTGGCACATGGATTGTTCCACAGTATCTAGAAGTCACTGCATCACCACGTAACGCAAGCTTTGTCGGCAAGACTGTAACTGGTGTTTCGTCTGGTGCAACTGCATTCGTTGATCATATTGTCAAGCGCAAGATCGGCGCACAGCTAATCAATCTATTTTATATCACAAATGTTTCTGAAAAGAACTTTCAGACTGGTGAACTACTCAGCTATGATAACGATCTAACCAACGTTCCTTTTGTCCTTGGTTCACTCAGCGAACTTATCGTGCAAGAAGGCGGATATGGTTTCAATGTTGGTGATATTGTTCCACTTAATGGACAGTTCGGGGCACAGGGCACAGGTCGTGTTACTGGTATTTCAGACGTAACTGGTATCGTTAGTTTCATAAGAAATGATGGTGGCTGGGGATATGCAAATAATGCAAATGTTTTAATATCAAACACTGTCATTGGTCTGTCGAACGTTCACACAACACTACCTACAAGTCAGGCGCCATTTGAAAAGTTCTCTAACGTAACTTTTGTTAATCCATCAAATCTATCTGCAAATCTATATGCAAACTCTTTTGCTTATGGTGCAAATGCTGCTGTTGCTGTTTATGGTGTTACTGGATCATTTACAACAGGCGAGACAGTTACTACATCAGATGGCATTACAGCGAATGTAATAACATATTCATCAAATACTCTTGTTGTTACTGGATTATCAAATAGCTATTTTGGTACTGGTGTTACAGTAACAGGTCAAACATCTGGTGCCACTGCTACAGTAAACAACTTCACCACAGAGATTGGTGTTATTGGATTGACTGGCGCGCTCACAAACGCATACACATATGTTGTAGCGAACTATCCACGATACTTGACAGTTACAAGCAACACTGCCGCATTTGTTCCTGGTGAACTAATCTATCAGAGTAATGGTAGCGCGAATGTTGCCACAGGTATTCTATTAGCAGCAAACTCCTCGCAGTTGACATTGAACGTATCAAACGGTGCGTTCGTCACTACGTATCAAGTAGAAGGCAATGTGTCTAGCGCAAATGCTGTTATTTCTGCTGTCTCTGCTGCACAGAACGTTTCGGCCAATATCATCAGCATTTCAACTGGCACTTATGCGAATATGGTGTTGGGAGTAATCAACTCATCTGAAACGATCTTTGATTACACCGATATGATTGGTGGATATAATAGTAACGGTCAGCTATATCTTTCATTATCATTAAATGCTATTAGTTATGGATTCCCTAAGTTTCCATCGGCAAACTTGACTGTTGGTTATTTAAATGATATTCTATCGTTCAGCGTTCTACAAGTTGGCGAGATTGAATCTATTTTACAGACAAATCCTGGTGAAAACTATAATCATTCACCATATGTCGAAATCTATCAGCCATATGTGGCGGCACTTAACAAACAAGATTATGTAATCACTATTGCAAACTCTAGCGGTTCTTTCCTCTTAAATGAAGAAGTCACGCAGAATGTTGCAACAAATAATGCCATAACTGTAAATCTCACCACAAAGCCTTCATTTACTGTTGGTGAGTCTGTATATCAAGTAAACAGTACACCTGCTGGCACATATCTTGCAAATAGCGTTAGTTCTATTCTGTTGGCCAATACAGGTGCACCAAACTTTACTTCTACCTTTGCTGCGAATAACTATATTCTAATCGGCGGTAAAGACTTACGATTTGTCACTAGTGTTATCAACTCAACGGCATTACAACTAGCATCAGCACCAAGCACCGAGAATGTCGCATCTTCTGTGTCTATTCTATCTTCTATTGGTGTGGTATCGAATATTCCACAAGCGAATGTTCTTTATGTCTCTAGCCCTATTAATACCGCCAACGTTTCGAATACAACAACATTTGTGGCTTCACAGAATGTTTTCGGATTAACGTCACTCGCAACATCAAATGTAAGTTCAGTCGGTCTCACATCATATGGCACAGCGATTGGTAAAGTTCTATCTGTAAATAATAATGTGATGAGTGTTCGTCGTTGGTCTGTCAATCAAGATTTTAGTGTAACTGGAAACAATATTGTTGGTGTACAGAGTGGTACTTCCGCAAATGTTGTTTATGTCGCCGCAAACACAATATCAAGCTATGCAGGCGATAATGCAAATGTAACGGCAAACGTTGTTACAGAAACAGGTACTGTCACATCACTTGCCGTTCAAACATCTGGTATTGGTTATGTCAATGCTGAAACTGTTACATTCTCATCGAATGATGGAACAAGAACTGGTACAGCTATTGTCAATCTAGGCAAACAAGGTGTTGGCGCTGGGTTCTACTCATCGACAAAGGGCTTTTTGTCTGCTGATAAGTATCTACAAGACGGTGAATATTATCAGACATTTTCTTATGAGATTAAATCATCACTCGATCCAAGTCAGTATGAACAAATGGTAGAAGATGTTGTTCACATGGCAGGAACTAAGTTGTTTGGCGCTGTTGTAAAAACAAGTACAATATCCAAGCAAGTGGAAATATCTAACGCTAACACTGGTCCGACTACACATTAGGATTAATAATGGGAACTACTACTCAACTACTCACAAACAAATATAGACTTCAGAATGCTCAGGCGTTTGTTAACTCTGTGTCTTCTGGATATTATGTATTTGCGGGTCAAGCTGGCACATGGACAAATGGTGTTCCTACACTATACGATAATCCAAACACGACCGAGTTTACTGCATACAACACAATGCTGTTCGGTAAAGCATTGAACTCCTCAGATGCTTCATTGATGATTAGTGGTGTTGCATGGGGCTCTGGCTCAGTTTATGCAATGTATGATGACCAGAATACAAATCTTATTAATGAAAACTTTTATGTATACACATCAATAGGCACACCAGCGACTTATTATTATGTATGGAAGTGTCTATACAACAATAACGGTGCAGCATCTACAGCACAGCCACTATACAGCGATACGATTGCTGGTGATCCATATTATGAAACATCTGATGGATATCAGTGGAAATATATGTACAAGTTCCCCGCTTCGTTGTATAATACTTTTGCTACTGGCGGATATATTCCAGTTTTACCTGATGCCAACGTAACAAGCAATGCAGTTTCTGGTGCAATCGACGTTATTGTTCCTGTTGATGGAAATAATAATATCACAGCAACAACTGGCTCTGGATATAACAACTATTACAATAATACATTTTCAGCGTCATCTGTGACAAATACCACATATCCTTTGATTGTTCTTCCGACAGACGCATCGAAGACTAATCAGTATTATAATGGCTGCTATCTATATGTGACTTCAGGCACAGGTGCTGGTCAATATAAGCAAGTCACAAGCCACTATTCAAACACAAGTGGCACATATCTAACACTTGCTTCACAGTTTTCTACCGCACCAACCAATGGCTCTCAGTATATTATTGCTCCTGCTGTTACGATTCTGAATAGCAGTGATGCAAATACCTCTGCGGCTGCAATCGCTCTAGTCAATGCGGCTGCTGGTAATAGTATCTATCAGATCCAGGTTCTAAATCGCGGTACTGGTGTATATGCTGCTGGAGCGTATGTAAACGTTTCTCCTGCTGTTGGTGTGTCAAACACCGCAACGATTCGCGTCATCGCTGGTCCAGAAGGTGGCCATGGTTCCAACGTAGCAGCCGAGTTGTTTTGCAATACAGTTGGCCTAAGCATCACATTCGCCAACTCAGAAAGTAATACAATCCCGACGGTAAGCGATTATCAGTCTATTGGTATTATTCGCAATCCATTATTCTCTAATGTTACGTTTACTGTTTCTGGAAATACAGGATTATTCACTGTAGGTGAGACAGTCACACAAACAATCGGTAATACTGTTTCGACTGGTATTGTCAAAGATGCTTCGCCATTAGAAATCACCAATGCAAGTTCTACATGGGCAGTGTCAACAAATAGTTCTTCTGGTCTGATCCACGGCACAACTTCAAATACATATGCTCAGATTACAGCATTTACTATTAGT